TTCCGATACTGCCTTTTCCTGAGCAGCGCTCAAAGGAGAATGGATGCCTTACAGGCCAACCATGATGAACGCCCGGCTAATCCTTGCGGAAGAGCCCATCCATTCAGCAGCGTCCACCCTTACGGACCCCCTTGCGAGGGTAGAGCCGAAGCCCCAGGACCAAGTTGCTTGTGCAGCATAGCACAGGCTTTGACAGCAGCCGCAAACCTAGGGAAGCAATGGCAGGGGAAATTATGGTAGGGTTTGCTTTGCTGACAGGCGACTGGCAGTCCTTGCTCATTACTCCCCCCAAAACAGTGCTCAAACTTATTTTTCTTTCCGCTTCCCTGCTCATTGGCTTCGCGCCTACTGCAGTGGAGGCTGCTTCGTCATGCGGCATCGCTAGCTACTACGGCCCCGGCTTCCACGGGCGCACAACGGCCAATGGTGAACGTTTCAATGCTTATGGCTTGTCTGCCGCCCATCGTTCCCTTCCTTTTGGCACCATGGTAAAAGTTACTAATCAAAGCAATGGCAAAAGTATTACGATTCGGATTAATGATGACGGGCCGCACGTGCCTGGCCGCATCATTGACTTGAGCGAAGGTGCTTTCTCTCACATTGCTAGCAAAGCCCAAGGCTTAGCCAGCGTCTGCATCAGCAAGGTGTAGGCAATTCGCGAATAGCAAACGGGCGGGCACACACCCGCCTTTTTTTGCGCTATATTTCAGAAGTCGCCTTCAATGGTGCACCCTGTCAAGGGAAGAGTTGATGTTCAATCCGAAAGCTCGTCTAGCTAGTCAATGGCAATGCAGTGTTTTAATGCTGCAACAGCATGGCATGTGTGCTTCCTGCACCCAACCATTGCAAGACAAGTTTGAAGCTCATCATCGGCAGCACTATTCAGAAGGCGGCGCTACATCCCTTCGGAATTTGGAGCTATTATGCCCAGCCTGCCATCGAGCAAAGCACAGCAAGCGTTAATTAAGAACGCTCTGCCAGTTAATCAAAAGTACAATCCCAGGAAGGGGCAAATGGCGCTTTTGGAGTGCCTTGCCGCTAAACCAAAAATTAAAATGGTGAAGTTTATCGTGCCCACGGGTTACGGTAAAACTTATGCCATTGAGCTTTCTTACAAGTTACTCAAAACACAGGGTCGCGTCAATGCCCTGTTTGTTGTTGTCCCGTCGCGAGAGCAACTTTCTAGCTACTTAAGTGACATTGAGGCAGATTTCAAAGACAAATGGGGCGATGATGTTGTCGCTTATCGCTTTAGCGCTGACTTCTTAAAAATTGTTACCCGCGACGTCTGCCACAACAAATGCGAAGTGGTCATTGCCACCTGTCAGACGCTTATGACACCTGGCAATTTGGAAGTAGCAAAAAGGCTTATTGCTGATTCGGGCAAGAAATGGATGATTGCACTTGATGAACTGCATCGTTATTCCGACCATGGAGAATGGGGCAAGGCTATTGGTGTCTTGCTTGAACAGAATCCAGAGTTTGTCTTAGGGTTGACGGCTGCCAAGAGTCGCACTGATGGACAGCCCGTCGCGATAAACGAACCGGATGCAGTCATTGAAGTAACACATCGTGACGCTCTTGAAGAGCAAGCAATTAGGCCGTTTGTACCTAACGTGCATGACTATCTTGTAACTATTGAATTTCAAGGAGAAGTGTACGATGTTAAAACGAGTGAACTAGCAAAACTGGAGGGTGATTACATTAAAGCAAAAGAAGCCAAGGGAATTCCAGCGCAAAAAGCCCTTTCGCAGGCTAGAGACGCCATCGCATACAAAGATAAATATATCAGCCCATTGGTTCAAAATGCTGTTGATTGTTTATATAACAAACGTCAACGCATTGGGCTGGATGGACTGCCCCTAACACAGCAACATCGCATGTTGGTTTTTGCGCGTGACCAAAAACACGCCGAACATCTTAAAAGTTATTTTGTTGGCTATAGCGGATTGTCCGCAGATTGGATTGGAGAGAAGCGCCCTGATGAGCTTAATGAGCAAATTTTGCGTGATTTCATCAATGGAAAACTTGATGTAATGATTAATGTCAATAAAGCATCGGAAGGATTCAACTGTGTTCAATGTAGCGTAATGTTATTTCTTAATAATATCAAAGAAACTGTAACCATTTTACAGCAATTAGGTCGTGGTCTTCGACGTAATTACGCTATTCCATGGGACGAAGACAGGTGTGATGTTTTTTACAGCGAAGACCATCCCGCTCGTTTGTACTTTGAAGAATTGAAACTGCTTCAGCCGCGACAATTTAATCCAGACGGCAAGGGAACAGGCACTGGTGGTGTTCCTATTTATGACATTCCCGATATTCACTTTGTTGACGCGGAACTCTGCAACGTTCGCATCGTAGACAAAATGCTAAGGGATCAAGGTGAAAATGATATAGTTGAGATCGTCAAGGAATCATTGGCGGAGAAGTACGGGACCGATGTTGCTGCCCAGCTTTCCATAGAAATGGTAAAAGATGCTTTGATTCAAATGAAAATGCCAATGGCGCAGCAGCAAGTACGAGAGTTGGTAGGTAGCACGGAAAGGATTGAGCAGGCCAAAACAAGCAATGCTGAAGCCGTGCGAACATTGGCCTCCAATATTGTCCGGGTTTTTTCCGAGGGTAACTTTAACAAATCTCGCCCTGGAGATATAAATAAAGCTATTAATATTTTACTCAAAAAGAAGTTTCAAGCGGGTACGGATTTAATGAATGAAGCGGAACTTAAAAATCGACATTCTTACATTCAAGAGATTAATTACGAGCTTCAAACGCTTTCGCGGCAACAATTTGCAAAAGCATTCCCTGCTCTGTGTATCGCCTAATGAAACATCCAGAGTTACCGGCTGAGCATTGTGCAAATCAATCACCAGATAAGGTGATGAAAATGTTTGTGCACAACATTGCACCAGAGTTGAAAAGTGGCAGCATTAATGCAAGGTCTGCGATTTCTCAGTTAGAGGTATGGCGCAAGTACCATCCAGAGGTGTTTGCCGATTGGGAAACGCTTTGCTGGACCTATGTGCAGCAACCGCCTGAATGGGTGGACTGGCTGATCAAAGGGGTGACAGCTACTTCTGATACAGTTACCAACGCAGACGAGCTAGTCGCAGCAGCTCAAGTCGCCGCTGCTCAGCCTTTCGCCCCAGCCCGCAGACCCACAACAGCAGAGGCTAAGGAAAAGGTGGACAATGTCCACCTTAAACCAGCTAGTCAGCTCAACAGCAACAGCCAAGAGCGCATTCTCCGACGATTGGCTCGCGATGCACCCGACATCCTAAAACGCGTTAAAACTGGTGAAATCAAAAGCGCCCGCGCTGCTGCCATAGAAGCTGGCATTATCACTCCCTTCCCATCGCTCCAGCTCAAAGACCCAGCTCCCACTGCTCAAAAGCTTCTAGCCAAGAAAGGGCAAGCCTGGTGCCTTCAGTTGCTAGAAGAGCTTTCAGGGCTCCTAGAAGAGCCTGTTAGCGAATAAGCATATATACTTGCTTCCCCCATCGCTCTTTGTCAAACTGAAGGGAGAACGATACGAGGCGCCTTCGCGGGCGCCTTTTTCTTTGGGCCCAGCCAGCCTCGTAATGGCTTGACTGCCCCGGCCAGTGCTGTAATATGCCTTCAAACCCCCTACCATCATGCGCGACTTTTCTGCTGCCGTTCCATTCTTTGCCATTTCCTGCGGGATGAGCCTGCTCATTGGTGCCAGCTTTATGCGCACTCCACCGCCGGCAAAAGACGCATTGGCCTACGACAAATGCACCCAGCTCCATCCGCAAAGGTATTGCGCCATCACATATATGGGAGTTAAGTAATCTTTCCCCCTGGCACAGTTGTTGACTTAAACGACCGGCTATTTGGCTGGCGAGGAAGATACAAAGTAATGGTGCAGAAAAGTAACTTTGAACTCGTGCGCATTCAAAACTTACAAACTAATAGTCAGCAGTTCATTTCTCCTGACCGCTTGCGCCTCAGCATCCTGCCGCAGTTTGGCCTGAAAAGCTTGCGCCCATAAGCAAAACTCATCAGCCAGAGGCTTTACAAGAGGCAATGGCAAAGGCAATAATGGCATGTCCCTTACCAGACCACCATGATCACGACTTTTACCATTGGAGACGAAGAGCTAGACATCGACGGCATTGCTGACGCACGTTGGCACCTGGAACGCCTAGAAGGCATCGAAGATCACCCCTCAGAGGATGTCATGCTGCTGAAGCAGGCCCTGCGCGACTTCATCCGCGAGCAGGAGGAGGCAGTCTGATGCCCGCAACAATGACCAGAGACAATGTGTGGAGCCTATGGAGCTGGGTGGGAGGCTCGTGGCATCACATGGCTACCAGCAGTGATGAGGCTGCCTTGCGCCTGCAGGCAGAGAGCCTTCGCAGGCTCTTCACCAGCAGGAGATTTCGCGTGGTGGGCGGTGCTTCCATGCCTAGAGAGTAATTGTTACAGAGTGTGAACAGAGGGGCCTTCGCGCCCCTTTCGCATATATATTGGTTTCACGAGGCGAGAGCCTTCCCTTCTGCTTTACCTCCCATGGCTACCTTCCCCACGCTCCACCTCAACGGCACCGGCAAAAACGACCTGCGTGACGGCTACGCTGATGCCTACGATGCCATTGACAAGGCCATCGAGGCCCTAGCCAACGCTGAACTGAATGGTCGGGATTTCTATCCGCAGGGGCCTGGTGCCTACTCACAGGCTCGCGGCGAGCGTGATGCTGCCTTTGCTCAGCTTCGCCAGGCTCACCAATACGTGGGTGAAATGCTCATGGGCATCTGCAACCAAATGCCATGAACATCCCCAATCGCTTCCACAACAGCGGAAAGCCTCCCAAGCGGAGGCTCAAGCCGCAAGCATTAAGGGCCGCCAAGGCCCGCCGTAATTCTCTTCTCCATCGTCTTCAAAATGATTCCGCAAGCCGTCAACGTTCTAGCAATTAGCCCTAAAGGCAAAAGCCGTATTGGCACCAAACTCACTACTGCCATTGTCGAGCAAGACCATCATGACAAAATGTTCGTAGTGTTTAATGCTTCACAATGTCGATGGATTAAAAAGGACAATGATCCTGACTTTCGTATTATTGGAGACGATTGATGACTTCTTCCTTTATTAAAGACCATTCCTTTGCCATTGCTTCCATGACTACCGTGCGCACTTATCAGGACAATGGCCCTTATTTCGGGGCTACGACAATGAGCTACCAAGCCAGCAGCGTCAGAGACATTCTGCGTCACGTCAGGCTTGCCATGGAAGACCGTGAAGACACCATTGCCATCTTCGACTCAGAAGGCTCCTGCAGGGGGCTGTGGCAGCGAGAACTGGAAGGGCACGTAGATAGTGCTGGCGACACCATTGTGGACCATGACGGCTATGAACTGAGGCGGCCAGGAGGGCGTTCTCCTAAGACTTTTGCAATGGCTGTTGCACAGTTGCAGAAAGTGGCGTGATTCTCATTGATTTCTTCACGGAAGCCTGCTGCAGGGGCACTGAATTAATTGAAGGTTGGTATTGGTATGAGGATGATGGCGATAACGTGGGAGGTCCGTTTGAAGATGAAGAAGATGCCATTCTTGCTGCTAAAAGCGGCATTGGCTGGTCTAATGCAAGACAATAAAAAAGCCGGAGGCCCGGCTAGAAGTGTATTGGATCCGGCCAGGGTTGTATTGGATCCGGCCAGGGTTGTATAAGGTCCGGCTAGAGGCGTATAGTGAGAATGGGAATCATTTTCACTGGTGGGAATGATAATCGTTCTCACTGATAATGAGAATCATTCTCAATAGTACAGGCGTACTATAGTACAGGTGTACTACTGACAATGAGAATCATTCTCAATAGTACAAAGATACTATAGTACAAAGATACTACAATACAATTGTACTGTAGTACAAACTTACTGTAGTACTAGCGTACTGTAGTACATACCTACTGTAGTACAAAGATACTATAGTACAAAGATATTGTAGTACAAAGATACTACTGAGAATGGGAACCATTCTTGATAGTACAATTGTACTACTGAGAATGAGAATCATCCCCACTAGTACAAGCGTACTATTGCAAAGAATTGTAACGAGACTCTCGAGACTAGCCCCCGCCGTGGTATCTCGCACGCGGGCAGGCGTTTCGTTAAGGGGGGCAAGGGCCACGGGCTGCGCAGTCGACAGCCCTTACCATCCGCTGCCCCCTGCAGCCCAGGGCTAGGGGGCCAGAATTTAAATTGGCCTAGTTGCCAGAATCTGCAGCCCCTGGGCTAGGGGGCTTGACCGATTGGCCTAGGTGGGGGCAAGATGGGGCCACTGGCGAGAGCCAGCCCTTAACCGAGCCAATCCATGACCGTCTACACAACCCTGCCCAAAGCCGCCGCCGCGATCCTTGCCCTGCCTGGGGTCGAATCACTCGAGCGTGAGGGGGCCGACTGGGTGTGCCATCTCCGTTTCGGCTGGACTACCGACGCCCTGGGGGGAGGGGGCACGATCATCGATTCCAACCTCAAAACCATCCGCGCTTTCGTACGTGGGGCCTATGCGCTGCCCCCAGCCCCTGCCCCTGCTGCAGCCCCTGCCCGCGTGCTGCTGCCTGGCGAGGCTGTGCCCCCAGCAGCCCCTGCCCCCCACAGCCCTGCCCCTG